TGGTTTCCCTGGTATGAGCACAAGACATACACAAAGAAAAGCCAGTTCCATCAACCACAGGTACCTAACCCGACCGAAGAGGAGTTGCAGTTAAAAGAAGATTTTGACCTTACACTGGGTCAGCTATACTGGAGACGTACAATGATACGCACTATGGGCTTAGAGAAGTTCAGACGTGAGTTTCCAGCGACCGTTGATGAAGCGTTTTTTGCCACATCAAACGAGTTTTTTCCGCTCGATATCTTAGATGAGTTAGAAGTTGTTGATCTAGGAGGTCAAAAAGATAGGTGGTATTGTGAGCCATTCCCAGGCGATAAATATGCTATGGGTGTGGATGTGGCAGCGGGACGAGGCGGCGATTATAGTGTTATCACAGTGGTGAGCTGCACCACAATGCTACCTATCTACCATTTTAGAAGTAATCAGATCTTACCTCATGAGTTAGCCGACCTGATCTACGAGTTGTACTGGGATTTCAACGAACCCTACACCATTGTCGAACAGAACGGCCCAGGTGAAACTGTGTTGTACAGATTAAGGGAGTGGAAGATACGTAATCTATACAAGGACAGTAAAGGACGCGATTGGAGAACTCGGAAGGAAAATAAAATCGCTATATTCGACCACCTACGTGATCTTATCTGCGAAGGTGTTATCAACTCAGTGGAAAAGACACTATGGCAAGAACTCAGAGCTATCCAGATTACAAAAGGCGCACCTATGAATACAAACGGACATGATGATATGGTAATGGCCACTGCTCTCGCACTGTGGGGAGCAAAACTAAAACCGACACCTTCATCACATCTTGTCAAGAAAACAATGATCGATGATATGATTAAAAGCCGCCGAGCACAACGCATCATCCGTGAAGGCGGATTTATGAAACACATAAGAGGACGTAAAGTATGAAATATGATATGACACCCGACATATTACAACAGATTTTAAAAGTGCATAACGACTTTTGGGATCAACAGCGTAATGACCTTTACCGCTACAAACAAGCTTACGAAACAAAGTTTTGGGACAAAGCTAGCGAAGCACAACAATCAGTGTATGTACAAACCTCAGACGCTTATGGCTACATTGAGTCGTATATCGCATCACTCTTCGCTCGCAACCCAGGTGTTGTTGTTAAGAACGGTATCAGAGGTCGAGGTGATGCCCGTGTGGCACAACACTTGGCTAATGATTTCTTGGCTTTTCAACGCAAAGAGATAGAGAACGCCTCTCGATTGGCACTGATCTATCCTATGTCGTTTATCAAGATGATGCCTACACGCAAAGAAGATATCATGCGCAAGATCGACACCTGTGCAATACCTTGTTGGGAAGTAATCTTAGATCGTGATGCAAGACGTTATCAAGATCAACGCTACATTGGCCACCACTACTATATGACATTGGTAGAAGCACGACACAAGTTTGGTAATAAGAAATATGACCCTGTCAAGAAAGAAGAATACTTTGACAAGTATGTTTTTGAAAACCACTATGGTGATGATGATGAGATAGCTGATTACAACTTTGATCACTATCAATACATTGAAGTTGTTGAGATGTATGACCTACATACTAAGATGATGTACTTCTGGTCGCCTAACTGGCAAGGTGGCAATCAGTTTTTACTTAAAGCAGAGATACCTTTTATTGATGCTAAAGGTGATGCAATCTCTCCGATAGTACCGCTCTACTTCAACAGGCTGCCAGACAGGCCACTAGATGGCTACAGTGCAATGCGACGTATCTATGACCAGATCTTTGAGACAAATATGGTACGTACCTTTCAGGCTAATGCAGTTCGTAAAGCATCGCGTCAGTACTTAGTAAAGAAAGGTGTAATGGATGAAGAGCAAATGGCACAGATCACATCAGGTATTGATGGCTTATTTGTTGAGATAGATGAAGAAAACTTGGCTGGTGCTATTACAGCTTTACCTCAGAACCCTACACCACCAGATCTACAGTTTTATGTGCAACAAGTACAGAACGACAAAGACAAAGGATCGATACTAGCACCATTTACTCGTGGTGAATCCAGTCGTACCTCCGCTACAGAAGCAGCTGCACTAGCAGCTTACACATCATCGGAGATCGGACGACTGGCAAGAGAACGTGATAGTATGATTGAAGAGATAGCACAGGCCTATCTCACAATGCTCTCCTTGTACTTAGAAGAGTCAGGTGATAGGCAACTTATCTTGATTGATAACAAACCCTCTGTTGTAAATGCGGGAATGTTAGAGGATACTTTTCATATCTATGCACAAGATCAAGCATCAACACCCTTATCAGAATCTGTTAAGAAGCGTGAGTTTATACAGTCAATACCGACACTACAAGGATTAGGTGTGCCTAGTAATGTACTTTTACAAGAGTTGGTACGATCACTAGGATTACCTGAAGATTTTGTTAGTGCTGCACAAGAGAATGCACAACAAGTATCGGCAGCTAAAGCAAGAGCCACAGCAGAAGGTGTCGCTCCAGATGCTGCCGAAGTGTCAGGAGGATTAGTTTCCACACCTTCAGGGCCAGCTAACTTACAAGGCGTCTTACCTGGCGCGAGGAGTATATCGTAATGGCGTTTTATAAAGTACATTGTAAAAAATGTGATCAAGAATGGGAAGTAATGTGCTCATTCGAAAAGCTAGAAGAGCTGACTTGTGGTCAAGAAGATTACTGGGGACGCAAGATGTTTTTTGATCCAGAGACAGATACAACACAAGTAGAAGGTTGTGGTAATCCAGTCGAAAGAATATGGCGACCATCAGAAGCTGTTTTCGCAATCTCAGGCAAAAGTTTGGATACACACGGTGTGCATAACTCAAATGGATATTGGTCGCAATCTTTTGGACGATATTTTAAAAATAAGAGCACAATGCACGAATGGGCAGAAAATAACGGTTATAGATCCGTTACGCAAGCACAAGCCGATGAAGCATTGGATAAACAATATGAAGAACTTAAAAAGCAAGATGATGTTGGAGAAGCTTGGAAAAACAACCTTAAAAAGGCCGGAGGTGATAAAATCGAAGCGGCTGCAAAAACATTTGTATCAAAAGATATGCAAGATAAATAGGAGAAACCATTATGGATATCGAAGAAATGAAAGACAAGGCGATTATGGCTGATATGGCTGAGCAAGGCAAACTAATGGAGTTCGCTCCTAGTGGTGAATACTCATCCGACAGTGTCAATCGTACTATTAGATCAGTAAATGAAGTGTTGAAACTTTTCGCTGCTCCACCTGTAGGAGAGATAGAAGGTGATGTTGATGGCACTTTACCACTTGATCTAGTAAAAGCAATGAACATGATCAACATCGCACTAGAAGATGCTAAGATGTCTGAGTATATGTTTGATATGGAAGAACTATCAAACGACAGAGATTTAGCGATGGCTCGTGGAAAGTTAGATGCTGCTGGTAAAGATCGAGCATTTAAAGCATTTTTGGCTAAGCCGATGCGAGACGAGGTAGAAGTAGAAGTTGAGGTAGATGTAGAAGAACAAGTACCTGAAGGTATGCACCGTATGCCAGATGGACGTATCATGTCTGATTCGGAGCATGAAGGCGAAGATGAAGATTTAGACAAACTTATGATGTCTCGAATGAGATAAAATAACATAATCACTTAGACGATAGGAGATGAAATGAGTGAAGAAATAAGCAACACGGCGCAAGCCACTGCAACAGAAGCAGTAGAAACCACTGCAGAACAAACGACGTTGGCGACAGAGACAACGGAAACAACTCGAGGTGAAAACACAAAGGACATTGTGAAGAAAGCCGCTAGAGACGTTTTCGGAAAAACTAATCAAAAACGACAAGATGCTGCATTAGCCCGAGCAGAACTGGAGACGTTGAAGAAGCCAGAAAACATAAGCCTCGACGATATGCAAGATGTAGATCTACCATCTGGTAAAGGCATTGATTTTAGACAAGTCATTGACAAACTACCTGATGATGCAAAAACATTGATTGGCAACTTACGTGCTGACTACACTAGAAAGACACAAGAGTTGGCACAACAGAGAAAACAGCTAGAATCTGAAATGAAAGCATTGACAGATTCTGAGTTCTTTAGTAAAGTAAAAGAACGTGCTGAAGCACCTGATGTTGAGCTAGATCCTTACAACACAGACAGTTTCAATAATAGAATAGAGCAAGAAGTGGCAAGAAGGCTCCAGGAAATGTATGAACCTGTCCGACAGCAACAAGAACTGCAGATGAGGCAACTAAAGCTTCAAGAGTTTAAAACAGCAAACCCAGATTTAGAGACATACAAAACTGAAGTGGCTGCAGAACTCAAGAAAAATCCTAATATATCACTACAAGATGCATATTTTATTGTCAAAGGACGTGATAGTGCTACAAAACTACGCGAACTAGAGAAAGAAAACCTAGAACGCAAGGCTATGATGAGAGAGAATGGGTTGAAGATCGCAACAGGTCGTCATCACAATCCTAATCGACCACCGAAAGGCCTCAAAGGTTTTGAACTTTATCAGTGGTTTGAACGACAAAAAGCAAAAAAATAGTGAAATAGGAAAAAAACTGTGCTATTTATGAAACGCCCCTCTTATGCATTCGGAAGAGGATAAGCGAACGGATCCGCGAGGACAACCCAAAACTTATCGATGCAAAACAAAAACATAATCTATATGATATTATACACATTCTTTGGAGGAAAATAATCATGGCAATATCAAATGACGTATTATCATCGACCCTCCGTATTTTATTGGATGAAGAAGTCGATAACCTTTTTAAGGCTGTCCCTCTTCTCGAAGAAATGCGTAAAGGTGGCGGTGTTGAAACATACGATGGTGGTCAAAAACTAGACGTACCACTTATCTTAGCGGAACACAGTTCCATAACACAACTCTCTAACGGCTATGAGCCGGTAAATCTCGCAGTTAAGGATGCACTTCGTAATGCTTCTTTCAACTGGTGTGATTTTGTCGCTCCTGTTGTTATTACTAAAAAAGAAGAACTCTCAAACAAAGGGCCTCGTGCTATCGTTTCTATCGCAGAAGCGAGAATGAAGTCAGTTATGGGATTACTACAACGTGAAGTTGAAAAGCAACTTGTCGCTGGATCTTCTACAGTACTTTCAGATTTGAATACCCTTCGGGCTTCAACTACTGCACGTGCTAACGGTGGATTCTTGGCTGGTGCAAACTACGGTTCTCAAACAGGTACTGTTGGTGGTATTGATACCTCAGTATTTACCACATATCAGAACCAGTACAAATCATCTGCTACACTTTCTATTTCAGATATGACAGATCTTTACATTCAATGTCAAGCTTACACTCCTGGTGGAGGCTCACCTAATGTAATCATCTCTTCTGCAGAAAACTACAGAGATTACAAAGCATTGCTTTTCGCTAACGAACGCTTTATGGCTGAATCTCAGCTTGATGGTGGTCGTTTGGCTCTTATGTTCCACGGTGCTAGAATGTACTACGATCCGTTCCTTGACAGCGTAACGGATGGTACTAACGACATTCGTGCATACTTCTTAAACACAGATCACATTAAGTTGGCCTTCGATTCTTCGGCACAGTTTGAAATGGAAGATTTTGAGCACATCTCCGGATATGCTTCTAGATCTGCTAATATTTTCACTCGTATGCAGTTGTATGTTGATCACTTAGGTGCTCAAGGCTTACTTACTAAATAATAGGGGGATATCATGGCTACAAATACTATATTACAATACTTAGATCAAGCAAATGCCGATGGTGAAGATTACGGTTTTCCGTCAAATCGTCAGCAAAAGGAAACATTTATCGCTTCTGAATCAATCTCTGATGGCGACCTCGTTTGTCTCGACATTAGTAAAACTTCCGATGGTGATAAGATGCTTCATATCAAAAAGCTCAAGACAGATGCAGGTTTAACTGCTGTCGCTATTGGGGTTGCTGATGAAGATATCGCTTCAGGTGCATCTGGTGAAGTTGTTATTAGAGGCTTTAAAGCTTCTGCTAATATCGCAACCGGTGCTGCTGTTGGAGAACGATTTATTGGAACTTCAACTGCAGGTCGTGGAGATGTTTTGGCTAACACCTCAACAATCCCTGCACTTGGTTATATTATTACAGAAGCAGCACTTAATGTTGCTGATGTATTTATCATTAAGCAGTTCTAAGCATTACTTGAATACCTTGCGCCCAGGGTTAAGGGCACATTTCATGACGGGTTCTTAGACATTTCCCGTTCTCCTTTGAAATACAGTTGGCCCTGCCTCTTCTGGGGCAGGGTTTTTTTACTATAGGATAGAAGATGAACTTAATAGAAATGAGAAATATGGTGGCATCGATTATCGACTATGACCCTGATGTGCAGTCATATCGAGATGAAATAAACCGCTATATAAACGAAACATATCGCAACTGGTTCTGCTCACGTCCTTATGAGTTTTCTCAGAAGACGGTTGATGTTTTTTGTATGCCAGATTGTTCAATACCAGCCACATCCACAATACAAGGATCTAACTCTACTATCAGAAACAATATTGAGGCTAATGCAACGCTTGATAAAACAGATAGTGAAGATGTTGGATTCGTACAAAGATTTAAACACTCACATGAAGGATCGATTATCATCGTAACGAATGATGATGAGGTGTCAAACAACGGTACATACATTATTGACAAGGTTGATTTTGGTGGTAATGAAGTTTATGTATCAAAACTAAGCAGCACACCACAGGTTGATTGGGCAGGTACTGCATCAACAGTTGTAGCAGGATCGGTTCAACAAAGATTTATGACCCTTCCATCAGATTGTATTGATATACTTTCTGTATCGATTAGAAACTTAAATGAAGGTGTTGCTGGATCTAGCACAAATGCACTAGGTAATATCTACAATCTCACAAGAAGAAAAGACACAGAACTAAATCTTCGCTTTGACTTACAAGGTACGCCTACAGATTTTGTTGTTTATGACGGCTATCCAGAGCACACAATAGATATCGACCAGTTCACGCCACGTTCAGGTAAAGATTTCAATGTCGATACAACATCAGCCACACCAGGCTGGCCTCAGGGCACATACGAGTTTAAGATGTCATATGTTTGGCGTGGTGTCGAAAGTAAGTTATCTGATGCACAAGAACTAGTAATAGCGGCAGGAAATACAATACCACGTTTCAATACAGAAGATACAACACGACAAGGTTTTAAAGGCCTTCGTAAAAAGTTTTATGTTCGACTAAAATCAATCACAGGTAAAGATGGTTCAACACACGAAGAGAAGTTTTTCCGTGATCTATCAACTGTGTATAGTAAAACATCACCTAATACAGGTGCTTCACAGTTTAACTTCTTCTTAATCGATGATGATGAAACAACAAACGCTTGGCCACAAGCAACAATACAGATCGATTCTACAGCAGATCTTTACAGATATGCTAGACAAGAAGTAAATCTTGGCAACAAAAAGAGAATAAGATTATATCCACGTCCAGGTACGCAAACACCGATAGAGATCAGATACATCTTTACACCTCAACTGTTGAAAGATGACTATGATAAACCATCCTGTCCAGATGGCACACATAGATACCTTGTTTATCGTACCTGTGAAGAAACATTTATGAAACATAACAATCCTGATATGGCAGATTATTACAGAAAGAAAGCTGATAAAGAACTTCTAAAAATAGATAACAAGTACTTAACACAACGCAGCGCTTATTACATCAAAGAAGGATACATCGCCGGCCCGCTTCGAGTCAAGCCTTATCAGACATTGACTAAACTACCGGATGCATAATGAAAACACCAGGCAAGCTAGAAATAAAACCTCTGTTAGGAATAGATGAACGCATACCAGCACCATCTAACTCAACTATACTTTTAGAGAACTGGACGTACGACGCCCATACTAAGACGTGGAACAACTTTCTAGGTTTCGAGGAGTATTTTCACAAGACAAATCGTCCGTATGATTCTGCAGTAGGCCTCATTTACGACAACAGCACTGTGGATTCTATCTATGTTTATCAGCGTCATAACTCATCACAACAGTGGGTTTTGTTTGAGCAAGAGGGTAAGTTAAAATACTTGATACCGAGTGCAGGTCAAGCAGCAAATCAAGTGGCACAGACACTAGAAACAGAGCGACACGTACCTGGTATTCAAGAAGCACACACAAACTATACACCGTACGGTCGATATGTCATCATAACTAACGGCATTGACGGCCCACTTAAGTATCGAGGTGGTGATCGAATCTTTCCACTTGGCTGGGATAGACGACCAGGCACACCAGATGTTATCACACCAGACAACTTCAATAACGATGTAAAGCCACTTAACTATGTCGAAGCAACATCAAACTTTGAGTTAGGAAACGACGAGTTAGAAGGTAGTGGCACTTTTAAATCACAGTTTTTTGAAGGTGTCGGATTTACCACAGGATCAGATGGTGATAATGAATATCGATACAGGATTAGCTTTATAAATGAAGCAGGATCAGAATCGCCACTATCAGAACCTACACCGAAGATTGTCTGGCAAACACTAGATATTGACAAAGGTACAAACACATATGCTAATCGTGCCTGCCCTGTTATGCAGATACCCACAGGGCCTACAGGAACCATAGCCAGAAGGCTTTACCGGACAAACAATGGTGGATCCACATTTAACTTCTTAGAAACAATCACAAACAACACAGATGAAATCTATGTGGATTACAGAGAAGACACACAACTAGGAGCACAAGCACCTAACGATAGTGATAGTGTCATATTTCCTGCACTAGGTGGTCGTTTTACTGCAACATTTAAGAACTGTTTATTTATTGACGGAGGTATAGCTGATGGATCGAGGTTGTACTTTAGCCAGCCTAATCAACCTGATACATTTAAGGATTCTAACTTCTTCGATGTTGGAACAAGAGAAGGCGGAGACATTACGGGTTTTGAGGTGTATTACAACTCACTTCTAGTATTTAGAGAACAAGCTATCGATCTGATCCGTGGTGATGCTGTAAATGGTTTCGAACTAGTACCTTTTGTCGCTGGAATAGGTACTCAATCACATCATGCTATTGTAAATGTACCGACAATAGGTATCATGTTTTTTGGACAAGATGGTATATACAGCATCAGCGGTGGATTGGATGGTGGATCAAACTTAAACATACAAAAAATCAGTGATCCTATACAACAATACATTGAAAGAGTTAGTTTGGATGGATTACCTTCAGTCATATCGATTTATTCTAGCCAGTGGAGAGAAGTACATTTCTATGCACCACTTGATGACGGTAATCAACTAACACACGGTATCATCTATCACCTAGATTCAGGCACATTCTCTATCAGAAACAACAAAGATTTTGGTATCAACTGTATCACAACAGATCGTGATGCAAACTGTATATTTGGTAGATACAAAGATCCAGAAGATGCAAATCAGATTATGCGTGGTATATTTGTCCTCAGCAAGAATAGACGGTATGGCACAATACAAGAAGGTAGTGGAGAAGGTGCGACATTTCCAGATCAGCCTGCAGGTATATCAACAATCAGAACACAATGGTTAGATTTTGGACAACCATTTGTAAAGAAACAAATCAAGTATGTGTATTTGTATGCACTAACCACAGGTAATCAAACACCTCGTGTAGGTTTTTACAAAGACAGAGATTGGGGTGAAGAATATGAAGCACCAGGTAAAATCATGCAGAGAGCAGATCACTTCTATCAAAAGGTTTATGAACCTGTAGATCCAGAT